TTGCTTTGCGTGGTCCAATGATGCCAGAAATTGTGCGGATGGCATTAAGAATCTTTTGACCTTCAGGCGATTCGCTACCCAAAGCAGGTAGGGCTTGCTCAAGCAGGTCAGTTGCCATACCAATGTTAATCATGGATGCTTCACGATTACCCATCTTGGGTTCTGGCGTGGACATAGGAGAACCCATAGGGGGTGTTGCACTGTCCGACATGGAAGTTGGTGCGCCGTCAGCAGAAGGAACGCCACCAGGCGTAGCCGCATCTTTTTGACTTTTAATCATTTGCATTAACTGGTCGGGAGCAACAGCCATAGCGATTTCCTATCAGAATGTGTGTAGGTTAATACTAAATTGCTAAAAGTCAATAGGGGGAGGTAGTTTTTAGTTTCCCGCCTCCCCCGCAGGACTGAGTGGTCACCCACAAGAACCCTTACGGATTACTTGCGTGATTTACGACCTTTGCGGCTTTTACGCATAGTGCTCTCCTAAAAGAAAGACGGCCACCAAATCAAAGGGAAGGCAGCCAAACCCTATTCCCTGAACGAGGAATTCTTTACCGCTTCATACGTCCATAACTTCTGGTTGATGCTGAATTGCGTGTGTAATCTTTGGGTGCAGTATTACGATACTGCAAAGTTGGTGACGAGTCACCTCTTTTTAGAGCTTCTGTTGTAACTCTAGGTTGATCGGATTTAGGTGCAACTGAAATAGCCATCACGCCGCCTTTGGAACAGCTTTGGGTTTGCTAGGTGCTGGCGCAGGTTTAGGTTGCGACGCTTCCAAGCGTTCCCGTTTCTCAAGGTTTTCCTTGAGCAATTGTTTCATAGGTGGTTCGACCAAATCAAGCAATTCTTTCTTGTCAATTGCACCGGCCTTAAACAAATTAAACGCTAACTGTTTGGTATCTTCTGTAAAGATTGGACTGTTTGAGTGAGCATCAACCTTGACAACAAAATCTTTTGTAAACTGTTCAGCAATGAACGGCACACCTTCTGTGTCTTTGAAATGCGTTGCGTCATACGCTTGCATGAGCTTCAAATACATGGTGGCTACTTTCTCAAGGCTATCCTCAACAATCAATGCCCGTTTCTTTGCTCTTGACGAACCAAGACGAGCCAATTGAGAAGCGTGGCCCGTTGAACGTACCCCTGCCTCACCCTTGCCGGATAAAACGTTACTGATCCCTGATACTTCAGAGAACATATCGTCGATTTCATGTATCACTTCAAAAAGGTTATTGGGCATCTCAGGGGCAAGACGCTCAACTTTGGCGTTAGGCATATCGCTCGAGAGCAAGCCACCGGCACGATTCAGCGCAAAGTTTTTCTCATCCAAGATGCCAGTAAAACCAGAGAGCGCAGTAGGGGGCGAGGTTTGCTTAGAAAGAATGTCTAAAACTTCAGTCATCCGATTATTTCGCAGACCTTGCAAGAGCATAAGTTTTTGTACTTCGGATTGTCCCCAAAAATAATCGTATTGCGGGTTGGGGCAAATCTGCACAAAGGGACACTCACCTTTGAGGAATAGGGATGCGCCTGGGCGGTCATAAATAATGACATCGGGTGAGGCAATGGTAACAACTTGGTAATCCATTGTTTCATCATTCCAGCACCATAACTCCTGCATCTCAATGGTTTCTTCAGCCACCCGTGCTTGGTAACGGTTCATCCCGTACAAGTCCATCTCGACGTTACCGTAGATGGTTGGGTTGGTCGCTGACATAATCACTCGAGCTACCCCATCGCCACCGTTTGCGCCATCGTTAGTGGTGTTACGGATGCCGCCTGTGACCCGTGCCACAATGCTCTCACGCTTAGGGTGTGAGTAGAGCCGTGCGTACAACTCGGACTTGGTGATGTAGTAGCGTTGAACAATGGCTTCTTGTCGGTCTGTGTAGGGCGTATCTTCTCGCAAGACACCCATTGCACCTGGTTCAATCATGTACGGGTGGATGCCGTTGTTGTAAACCAGTTTGACAAAGGTGGTGTTAAAGACCAGTGACCAAGTGAGTGCGGTTGAGAATACTTGGTCAGCGTTGGAGTTAAGCCACTCGTCATTCAATGCGTTGGTGAGTACGGGTGTCTTGCGTTGTTCGTTCTTGTGAACTGATGCGCCAAGCGAGATAGAGAAGCGAGTGGTTTCAGCCGAATACAAGAACGATGTGAGTTGGTCAATGTGCGGATGAATCTTGTTGAAATACGCTGGCGGTTCTTCTGAACCTGCACCAAACAAGAAGTAAGAACGCAGGACACGATAATCTTCTTTGCGTTCTTCCCGTGACACCATGCACTTCTGAGCCAATTCCAGATAGAAATTTTCACGCTCGTCGTGGTTTGGTGGAATTCTCATGTCTTAATCTTTAAGTTTTGGGGGTCTTGTATGGTTGAGCGAGGATCAACGGTAGGGCCATTATTGATCCCAGCATCCCTTGGTGTCAAGCCCACGGGTTCACCTTGAACGGATTTACCAAAACGTCCGGCTAAGACTGAGGCCATGTTCATCCCTTGGAAACCACCGCCCCAGATTGCTGCGTCACCCGCCCTTTGTTGCGGGGCTTCTTGCGGGATGGGAAGTTGCTGTGGGGCTTGGTCTTTGCGGGGGCGGCCTCGTTTTTTGGGCGTGGCGTACTTGGCGGCTTCTGCGTATTCTTTTTCGGAGAACTTGTTGTTACGGGTGAGGTATCCGTTTTGGTTTTCACCTTCACGGGTAGACTTGATGTCTGCCATCCCAAACTCTCGTGCAAGTCCTTTAAGGTTTGCGTCGGCGTTTTTGGTTTTGTCGCTCTTGAACCCAGGAGCTTGGAGAAAAACTTGGAGAACATAATCAGTACATCCTTGTGGGCAAGTTGGTGAGTAACCTTCAAAGTAGCCGTGTTCTTGGCATTTGTAATCTTTCAGTATTCTAGACATTTACTTTATCCCCTAATTGATCCTCTAGGGTTTCCCCGTAGTCAGATCGGTTAATAATTCCTATCTTGAGTTTAATCTGGCTATCAACCACTTCTAACCCATAGCCACGGGCAATTTTTGGTTTAGGTACTTTGCGATATTCAAAGTATTTGGTGTTGTTTTGGTTCTGCATGATAGCTATTTCGCCATTTTTCCATGCGTTCCAGCCTTTTGACACTCTTAACTGCATAATCTCGTTAATTGGGTATGTTTTCTCAATAAACATCAGATTAAACGTAGAAGATGGCACACCACACACTTCACAGAACATATTGATGCTAATACCCCGTTTTTTGTCGGCAATAAACCGATCCATGACGGTTTGCAGCTCAAATTTAGACAGGACGTTGGTTTGCGCCATAAATGCCAATCTTTTTCAAATAATCAGACACATTTCGACCCATAGCAACTTCTTCAGGGGTTAATTCTTCCTGTTTTTTGCTGACATCACGGGAAATACGTCTGCCAATGAGTTGTGGCTGGACTTGTTCAGCATACGCTGCCGCTGCCAAGGCACTTGCAATGACTCGATCATCTTTATTGCGCCCAGACGCTTCAATTGAACCCCCGTCACGCACAACGGTTTTCATTTCTTCAATGGTATCCATATCCAGAATACTCATCATGCCCCGTTCAAAGTAATCCTTCATGTAGGACAACATCCGTTCTTTGGTCGCAGACGTAGTCAGCCAGCCCATCGAACTTGACATCCCGCCAAGCGAATCGTTCTTGCGCCAAATGTAATTGGACATTGAACCATAGACGTTCATCAAATCTGCGCCCATTTGACCGCCCATGTTGGCAGCTAGACGTTTGAGATTACGCAATTCGTTGATAACGGCTTGGCCTGGGCCATTAACTTCTAGGTTAAGGGTTGAGTTTTTGTACGCACCGGCTAGGTGAGCGATCACCCAAGCAAATTGATAGGTGTTCATCTCGCTTGTTGCAAAGGATGCGACTTGTTCTAGTCCATCGGAATAAGCTCGATACACTTGTATGCAAAAACGATCAGCCCAATCAGAGCTACCGTAAGCAGGATCTGCCCCAATAACGTAGTAGGCTGTGTCAATGGGTTCTTCCCATACCTTGAGCGTTGATAATCTCTCAGTTGACTTGAGGACATTTGTGTCCTGAAAATTTGCACCAAACAAATAGCGGTAGTAATCCGGCGTGGTCTTCTTAGCAATCTTGGCTGCATCGGTACACCTTGCATTAGAAAAGTAACTAGTCCCTGTCATGACAAACGCATAGTCCTCAGTCGGGGGAAATTCTTGGTACATCAAAGAATCATCCTTAATGCCCTCGTAGAGTTTCCATCGCCACCATGCTATTTGTCTACTGTTGATCTCTACCCCGTAGAGTTTTTTAATGTCACGCACCCATTCTTTTTCTTCACCGGTTAGCTTGCCATCCCAATAGACTTTATAGGTTTGACCGGCAGGGTCGAGTGAATACAGCTCGTTCCTCCACCAGCCACAAAAAATAGCTCTTTGTGTTCTAGCCCGTTTAGATGTCGTATACATATCGTGAAACATATTGAAGCCCCGTGCTGTGGACTCAAAGATGTACATCCGCATCGGATTAGTCTCAGCAAGCGAAGCCAAGAGGGATGCCAGACCTTCCTCATCACCCCAACTACTTGTTTCTGTTCCATGTAAAAAGGTAATTGCTTTGCCACGACCTAATGTTCCCTTGCTTCTTGTGCCAGCCACCTGATAAAACAAACGACTACGGTTACGCAGACTCATCTGTGTTCTATTATGAGCAATTAACGGTATCTTGTACTCTTTTGGTAATCCTTCCATATACATGGATAGGGTTGACCTAAACATATC